AATATAACCATGAAAAGAAATGTAATCAGCCACATATTTACATTATCATAGATGAACTTGCGGATTTAATGACAGTAAATAAACATTATATTCTGCCATTGTTACAACGTATTGGACAAATAGGAAGGGCTGCAAACGTTCATCTTGTTTGTGCTACCCAATGCCCCTTAGTGTCTGTTATTCCGACTTCCTTAAAGGTTAATTTCACGTGTATTATTGGTTTAAAAACACGTTCAAAACAGGATAGTAAAAATATTTTAGGCGTGTATGGTTGTGAGTCATTACCCATGTATGGCTATGGTTATATGTTACGTCCAGGGCATGATATAGAGCTTTATTCTATACCTTATATTAATGATTCTAAAATTGAAGAAAAAACAAATAAGCTGAAAAAAAGTTTTGTTGACCGTCATATGATTTTAGTAATTTGTGCATGTATTCTGCTCAAAATTATTCTTATTCTGAATTAAAACGGAGGTGCTATCATGACTTATTATAATGTGGTTATACCTTTTCAGGATGTTAAAGTATTTAATGATAGAAATGAAGCTATTAATTATGCAAATACTCATAATGGGTATATTGAAAAAATTGAACCTGACAATATTTCAGGTTATATTATTAAAGAAATTATTTCTAAAGATAATTATTATGAAGTAGTTTTTCATGGTGAAACTTACAATGCATGGAAAAAATACCATCACGATATTGTTGATCCTTTTTCTACTATTAAAGAAATAAATGAAGCTATTTCTGAAATTATAAAAAGAAATGAGTATGAAACGAATAAATTGCATATTGTAGATGAATATACACGTTTTTATTCTGCCATACCTTTAAGTAAAACTATTGATATTCTGCCATTATATAATGTTAAAACAGTGATGTTGAAATGAGGTATAGTAATTTCACTGTTAAAATTGAAATGATAAAAATACTTTAACTCATTTTGAAAACACCTCTATTTTTACACCTTTTATAAAATGAGTTAAAGAAAAAGTCCCTGAAAACAGGGACTTATTTTATTTATTCTGTTTTTTCCGGTAATTCATATCCGTATGTAGATTCGAGATATTTCTGCTTCAGCTTTTCTTCATCTACCATATCTCCCAGGGGATCAGTGTTAGGCGTTAGCACTACTTCATTCTGATCCTTCATACCATAGTAATTCTTAGCTCTGAAGATGTAGGTAACGGGTATTATTTTCCCTTCTGTCACTAACTTAGCATCAATAGCTGCCATGATTTCTTTTGCACGACTAATCATTTCTGCCCGTTCACGGTTCTTAGATGATTCCTGTTCCCATTTCCATAATGTTCTTCTATCTACTCCCAAAGATAACGCCATATCTTCTACTGTAGGTATCTGACCATATTCATAGCATATTTGAAAATATTCATTTAACCGTTCTGCGATTTCTGCATTATCCTTACAAGGTTCTCTTTTAAAAAACTGAAATGATTCTCCAATAATACGGCTTATTTCTGTTTTCGCTACGGTTTTTTCTACGTTCTTTTTCTTCATAATTGAAGCACGGTTTTCTATGTTTGATGTATCTCTCGGTTTTTTATCTTTAGCTCCTTTAGGCCTTGCCATAATATTACCTCTTTCTGTTAGTATCTTTTCTGATTTATATATTTTTCTCTATATAACTCCCTTTTAAGAGAGTTATATAGATTTTTCTGTTTATACTCACATCAATTTCAATCCTTTATAAACAGGATTATTTCTGTAAACACTCTTTTCTGTGTACCATTCAGGATGTGCGGTTACTTCTGCATGGAATTTTCTGTTGCTGCATGAAAAATAACCGTTACTTCTGCACCATGATTTATAGTTATCATATAAGGTTTTACCCATAATAGAATCTTCTTCTGACCTTTCACATTTCTCTTCTAAAAATTGAAGGATCAAATCATTGTCTTTGGCATACTGCTTAATCACATTCTGCATAGTTTCTGTCATATTTAAACCAAACCGTTTATATCTCATGCATCCTGCTTTTAACCATGTGAAAATACCTTTCATAGCTTCTGGACTATTGAAATATTCTTTTAAACTCTTATCCTGTTCTTTGTCTGAGAAGTGACGGTTAAATTCAATCACTCTGATTCTGTCAGAAGCGAATAATGATTTATCTCTTACTGCGGGAAGATCATTACATGATAACCATATGCTAAATTGAGGTTTAAAAGTAATAGGTGATTGATGTAATTCTCTTGCTGTTATTTCTTCACCTCCTGTATATTGTTTAATTACTGCTTCATCGAGTTTTCCGGTGCTGTCACTTTCCGACATAGTGACAAACCGTTTTCCTTTTAATTTAGCTAAAGTAGGGGAAGGTGCGTTAGCATCCTTTTCTCTTCCTGATTTACATATAAGTTCTACAGGGGAAACAGTAGCATAGTCACCTAACAGATGTTGGATAGCATCTAACAGGGTACTCTTACCGTTTCTGGTGGTTTTCCCATGTAAAATAAACATACACTCCTCTTTAGATGTTCCTAAGATAGAGTAGCCTAAAGCACGCTGCAAGTAATCTGCTTTTTCTTTATCACCCTGAGTTACCTCATCTATAAACCGTAACCACCTTTCACATTCTGAATCTTTTACTTCGTATTCAAAATTGGTCTGCATGGTCAAGAAGTCTTCCCATGAATGTTCATAAAACTCCATAGTAGCAAGATTAAATGTGCCATTGAGACAATTTATCAAATAAGGATGATTATCAAATTCAGAAGCACTGATTTTTAAACAGTCTTCTGCATCCCTCATAAGTCTATCCCTGAACCTTCGATCACCCATCTTATTTACAAATACCATGTAATCTCTGCGCTTCTCATCATCCCTTATCTCACCACAATAGAGAGCCATCAGTCTAACAAACTCTTTTATTTTGGATGATACAAGCAAAGAACCTATATCTTTAGTCCATTTCCCATTTTCGTAGGTGTACCAGGATTTAGCTTCTGCACAATATCTGGTGTCATGGTCATAACATTCTGCGAAAAGATCAGCCATACCCTGTTCATTCCATTCATACGGTGTGCCATCTTCCTGAGAATTGGATTCCGGATGAGCTTTCTTGATGATTTCCAGTTTATAGGAGAGTTCGGGAGAAGTGATATATCTGCCGTTATTTAATTGAAATAATTCTTCAGGATTGTAATCACTCATCTTCACTCCTCTTAATATTCTTACCCCACAGAACGCAATCAATTCTATCTTTCAGTTCAAGTAAACAGTTTTGACAAAGTGCTACTTGATTTCCAGAACGAGTTTTACCGTAATAAAATGTGACCTCATAGACATCATCATTGGAATAACAAACATTGCACGATCTAAACCGTTCAGCTTTCTCTATTGCTATCATGAATCTCTTCTTCCTTTCTGAGTTCTTCCAATTCTTCTAAAAGAACATGATAGACATCTGCTACCTCCACACCCATATATTCACAAATCAACTCACCTATATCCTTTTCAGGTGACAAGATGATTTCGCTTTTTTGAGGTTTATTCACTGCGGGGATTCGTAATACAGTACCCATTAATTATCTCCTTTCGTATTTAGAAATAGACATACAAATCTTTTCAAGTTCTCTCTCAGTCAACGGTGGTATGCATTGTTTCTGATTGATGTCGCAAAGTGTTTTATAAATATCTTTAATTTCATAACCAGTGTTCCACAGCGTTCCTGCTAAAGAAAGTAGCGAAAGATTTCTGTTTCCTTTTTTGATTTCAGGATACTCAGGATTAAGCGCAAAATGGCCATTTTTGGGCTTTTGCCATGTAGGGGTATAAATCTTAGTACCCGTCCCGTATCGTTCAAAATCGCCTTGTTCTGACTTCAATTCTTGTCCTTCTCGTTTACCATTCAAAAGGTTAGAAGAAAAATACTGCTTTAAAACATAGTCTATACCTTCCTGATTCTCTTCTATCCTATTTAAATTAAGGATCACTTTACCAGTAGTAATGAAATATCGTTTTTCACAGTAGATTTCAACTCCATCCTGATTATTCCTCCCTGAGAAGGGGAGCATACCCTTCAAAAAGATATGCACCCCACGCCCAGATTTAGATTTTTCAGTGTAAGAATTTGTATGTTTGATGATGTCAACACAAAGTGCAGTCATCAGTCCATCTTCAAAACCACAATCAATATCAATTCCTACTAACCCTGATTCTTTTGAAAAGACAAAACCTACATAGTCATAATAACCCTGTTCAACACATCCCGCTGCCTGTTCAAAAGTACCCCAAGTGGAAGGATTTGAAGATGATGCACTTTCATAACCATAGGCAGACATAGGACATTTTGAACCTTCCCATGTGCAGACCCATTGATCTAACTGCTTTAACTCATCAGGGATATTATCTATACTATTCATGGTTTACTAATTCATTCATCATATTTACATAATTCTTCACAGCAACCACACACCAGTAGATGAAGATAAACACCCACGGATTTCGATGGTATCCTAACAATACTGCTACAACTATAGCCAACATGGTTAGAAGATAATTTGTGATAAAATTAAATGTTGTCATCTTTCTTCCCAACCTTTTCTATCACTTTACCTATAATAGCTAAAACCAGAATGGTCACCAATCCTATTTGAAAAATAGCAGTCAATACCCAAAAAATATTAATTGAAATTGCTTTGCAGATTTCTATCATCTTTCACCTCTTCAAAATCCTTACAAATCGGCTGATTATAGAGCATGTCAGCAACCGTTTGACAATAATAATCACTCTTTGCGTTGGAACAATACCAAACATATCTTCCTTCGGACTGACAATATTTACACTCTGTGCAGCATAGCATAATTACCTCAACTTCTTAATTACCTGAAGCAATTCCTGACGAATCTGAACACACCGTCTGATGATGCTTTCATCTGAGTGTTCAGGAGGATATGAATACATAGGGTCACCTACTAATAGTTCCCATTTGTCAGGTTCGGCAAGCATTGATTCTTTAAGGCTTTCCATCAGATAAGTTGCAGTATTCATATGTAATCTAACACTGTATTCGTTTCGTTTGTTTTTCATCAGTATTCTCCTGTAATAAATTCTGAATAGGGGAGCTTTTTGATCCATTCACAAAAATTAACCCACTCATCCAGTTTGTGATCATGACGATATGCGTAAATGTTTTTCAACACTGCATAATTTAATTGCCACGTTCTTTTTTGATTGTAAGATGAAGGTAAAAGCTGAATTATTTGCCACCAATATGATTTATTATGAGTTTCTAAATACAGTTTTCTCCAATGATTTAACATTGATCCGATCTTATCTAACATTATTCTGCTTTCATCACACAAATTTTCATAACTAAAATCATTAAATGTAAATTCTTTTGTATGAATCTTGTGCATGGTTGAGCAGCTATTAGTAACAGTACCTATCTTATAAGTATCCGCTTCTTTCCACCAGTAAAGAGGAGCGGTAACATCCATAATGACTGTAATCATTCTAAGATACTTACCGTGAACCTGACCTGCATCAGCAAGCCTGGACATCAGTTTATAATCGTTTTGACCGATATCACCATCAAGACTTCCATCATTGTTGAATTTAGTATCAGATTTATCCCAACTATTCATAGGATTTCTCATTCCTCTGATAGCTGAATCCCAACCATATACTTTACAATTTTCAATCAGAATCATTTTCAAATTCCTTTCGATAACACTTCATGTAATCTTTGAAATCCATTCCTGACAATCTGGCACACTCTTTCAGAGCTTTCTTTTTACTGTCAAAATGTTCGGATGTGAAAGGGCGGTTATCCCACCCCTTCACTATCGTATAAAATTTACTTCCTTTTTCTTTTCGAACTATGTATTTCAGCATAGGATTCCTTCCCTATTGCGGTTTAGCTCCACGCTCTTTCATCCATTCGGTGTGTTCAGTAGGGATAACTTTCTTTTCAAACTTCTTATAAGCATCAAGATACCATTCAGCACTATCACCGTTATAAGTAAGTTCGTAATACATCCCATCAAACAATGTAGTGGAAATCAGATACTTCCAGTTTTGCAGGACTTTTGCTTTCCAGACAATGAACACACAGAACTTAGGTATTTCATCTGATTTATCAAGATGTTCAAATACATATTCGGTAACAATATTCATAGCTTCATGATCTTTACCGTAAGTATATGAAGCAGCACTCATCATATTATCTTCCATGTCACATACTTTTTCTTTCTGCAATTTCAGCCATCTTTGCATCATTCAGTCTGGTTTCACCATGAACCCGACTGTAAGAAAGATAACCATTCATCCGGTCAATCTTCACCAACTTCTTACTCCCACACACAGGGCACTCATCCATTTCCAATTCCTGATGACCGCACTCCTCACAATAAGCAAGAGATAGATTTACTCCTTCGTAGAAACCCATTTTCATAGCTCTTCTCACCAAAGTTCGGATAGCTTCAATGTTGTAGGACACAGGATAGCGTACATACTGAATCTTCCCGCCATTAAACAGATTCCAGAATCTACCTTCCAAATCCTGTTTTTCAATCGGGGAAATATCTTCAGTTACGTGACAATGAAAAGAATTACTGACATAAGGGCGATCTGACACACCTTCTATGATTCCGTATTCCTTCCTGAACTGTTCAATTTGCAAACCACAGAGAGATTCAGCGGGGGTGCCGTAAATGGCATAGAGCCAACCATCTTCCTTTTTAAACTCAGCTACTTTCTCATTGATATACTTCATAACCTCAAGAGCAAATTCACCATCTTCAGCAATGCTCTTCCCGTTATACAATTCCTGCAGCTCATTCAATGCAGTAATACCGAAAGAAGTAGTCATCGGTTTCAGAATTGATTTGATCTTATCAGTAGGTTTAAGATTTCCACCATAAGCACCACCTTCACAGAACATGACCGGATTGATAGAAGCTCTCATTTCACCGACATATTCATAAGTACGCTTATGAATCCCACGAATCATTTCAAGATAATAGTCAAGAACTTCGTAAAAGTCTTTATTTTCTCGTCTGGATTTTGCAAGAATCATAGGAAGGTGAAGACTGACTGCACCAAGATTGAAACGTCCTACAAACACAGGTTTATCATCTTCATCTGCGGGTGACATTCCACCACGTTCATACCAGGGTGCAAGAAAAGCTCTGCAACCCATAGGCGATATAACCTTTCCGTATTTTTTATACATATCAGAGATATAACCTTCTCCCGTGAGAGATAGCCAGTCAGGATACATGGTTTTCGCAGAACAGAGGATACCCTCTTCAAATACATCTTCACAGGGTTTACCTTCACCATGAAGTTCTTCATCGTAAAGAAAAACAAGTTTCGGGAATAGAACCGGACGTTTATAACCTTCTTTACCTTGACCGTTTGCATGAACTCTTAAAAATGTCTTAGAGGCCATCTTACCGAAAATATCAGTAGCAAGACCAAAAGTCATTGTAATGAAAGGGTAATCACCACGAGAAGAACCAACAGTATTAAGTTTCATTTCAATACCCTGAAAACCCTGTTCAAAATCTCTCTGAACCTTATTCATAGCATAACCTACAGCCATTCCAGAAATCAATGATTCGTCTGTTTTTGGAGAAAGGTCTTTTGCGTTTTGAATATATTCTTCACGATATTTGATAAAGGATTTTTCAGCATACGGTGAGAGAATCTTATCCACTTCAGGAATTGTAAAACCACCATACTGTTGAGCAGCAGTTGAGAGTATGATATCTCCTATTACATCAAAAGCGGTATCAAGCGTTTTTGGTTCGTTGTACCAAATGTTACCCATTTCGAAACCGCCAGTCATTACATTTGCCATATCAAAAAGACAGCAATTGATTGTGTCCAATCGTGCTGATTGATCATGAATATAAATATATCCTTCACGGCAAGCCTGTCTTTCAGCAACAGTCATAAAGAACTTCTTATATAATTCACGCTCCAATTCATTTAGTATCAAGCATCTTTTTGTGGCTACTAAAGCACTATCGGAATTTGAATTTTCCCTATCGCCTAAAAAACGAATCGAAAGGGATTTTCGATAAACTTTGTCTGTCATGTGCACAAAATCTTTTTTATAATTCCTGTAATTACGATAGCTTTCAGCCACTTTCGGACACCAGATTTCAAGACTGTCTTCCACGAGATTGTGCATTTCATCAACTGTGACTGTTTCTTTTTTATTTTCAGCAAGATATTCCACTACTTCACCGATGATGTTTTGCATCTTCTCATCGTCAATGTCGATCATCACTCTTGCTGCTGATTTATTCACAGCATCCACAATCTTTTGTTGGCAGAAATCTTCCAAAGTTCCGTCTTTCTTCACTACTTTCATATCTAAAAACCGTCCCTTCTTTTAAACTTTTTTGAACATCTATGATTCTCTGGTTATACGAACCAGCCCAAGGATAATTCACATCTAATTTGTCCTGTTCAAATCTCCCATCAACTAAAACATCAATGTAGTTAAAAATATTTGTGGGAAAATCAAGACATTCTTGCAAAAATTCCCATGTATATCCGGTATATATCCAAATCGTTTTATCAGACCCATATACCTCTTTCACAAGTCGGCATAATCCTAAAACTTCCAAAACATTACCAATATAAAAAGGATCACCACCTGAAATAGTAAGACCGCTTATATAGTCTTTTTCCAATTCATCAAAAATTTCTTTTTTCGCTTTGGCATCAAAATCAAGACCATCATCAGGATTCCATGTGACAGGGTTTTGACATCCTTCGCAATGATGACTGCAACCAGAAACCCACAACACAACACGTAATCCGTCACCATTCTTCATATCATCATGAGTAATATTGTGATACTTCACAAGTCACCTTCTTTCCTGTGGTTACTAAGCTCTGTGTCAAATCCTTCTGGATATCTTGCTTTCAACTTATCAACATTCATTTGTAAAATCTCATCAAGTTCCCAACCCATTGCCTTACAAAACATAGCTACATACCACATTACATCACCTAATTCTTTTTTCAAATGGTCTTCATCAAGAACTTTTTCATGAAAGATCCATTTTTTAACCATATCTATTAATTCACCAGTTTCGCCAGACAGACCAAGACAAGCATTAAACAACTCTGCAATATCTGTTTTTTCATATCTGGTCTTAACTAACATATAATGTAAACGTTCTTCATGTTCACCGTCATTTGTACGCATAGATAAACTTTGATATTCATTACCTGTCATAATATTTCTCCTAAACTTATAATCTATAATTTTACCAAATATGGTAAGAAGAATTTTGCAGGTACTCGTAAAACTCTTCTTACCTTTATTACAAATATTTAACCTAACAAGTCATCGAGATTAATACGGGGTTTTTTTGTGGGTTCTGATTCTTTTTCACCAAAACCTTCAGAAACTCTTTTGTTTCCAAGACGGGCAAAGGTAGATTTTTGACCAGGGCGTTTGGGATTATCAACTTCCTCATGGGTAACGTCACATTCGATAAAATGACCAACTAAATCCTGTTCGTCAATCTCATCCAAATCGAAATCGTTTAGAGCAGTTTTAGCGAAAAATGAAAACGCATTTAAAGCCCCATCGTTCGGGTCGCCGTTGGACTTCAAGAGTGAAAATCGTTCCACGTGTTTTTGACCAGATTCGGTCTCCATCGTGATTTCCATCTTTCCAAAATCTTCTTTGTAATTTACATTGGTGATTTTGAAAACGTGAGTTCCTTCAGGAATAAGTTTAAATCCTTCGCTAAGAGGTATTCGTGCCATAGTTTTTATTCTCCTTTCACTTTGGCAATTAATCTGTAAGTAGTCGTTTCTTTAGTTTTGTACTTATCGAGTACACCATCAGCTTTCATTGCATCTTCATCAATCTTTTTACTGACTGATTTAGATGTGACCCACTGATAATGTTCTGATTCCATGATTACTGACTTATCACCATCACGGAATTGCTCTTGAGAGCTTTCCTTAATCATATTCTTCAGCAAGTTCAGACGTTTTTCCTTTTCTTCAATTTTTGAATTGATTTCAGTAAGCTCAGACTGCAATTGATCCGCTTCTTTCAGCAATTCTTCCATATCAGTATCAGGATTGAGATTGTTACTTCTCAACACCTTCAGAATATCAACATCTTTTGATTCATCATATTCTGGCGATATACCTGTTTCTACATGTTTATCCCACCAGTTGATTACAGTTCCAATAATTTTTGGCATCTGTGGGTATCTTTCAGATACTTTGAATTTTCTTTCAAAGGTGTTTTTGGAAGTAACAACAAACTCTTCAGGGAATCTGTAATCTTTGTCCTCCAAAACTGTACATACCATAATCACATCATCAACACCAAGCAGATAAGCGTAAAGAGCTGCTTGCATGGCATAGTATTCCGGTATATCTTCAATCCAATCTTCGGCTCGTTTGGTGGTTTTCATTTCCAAAACCGTTTCAGGGTTACCATCTTTATCTACAAAGAGATAATCCCACATACCACCAAAAATAGAATTTTCAGGGAAGAAATCACCACGAGTTTTGTTGAAGTAATTTTCTCCATACATATCAGTAGGTGTAACCAGATTTTTCCAAAAATATTCACCACTGATAAATTCAGCCTGTTTCGGTTCAATGGTTTTACCCGCAATCGTATAGATACTATCTTCAAATGGTTCCTCATAGGTTCTGGTAATAGCACACCACGCATTGAAAGGGGTAGTCCAATCATTTAACCCTAAAACCGCTGCAAATCTCGTTCCTGTGATTTTCTTAGGATTTTTAGGTGGGTCTACGGTAATGGTATTGTTATCGTTCCATTTCATAACCAACTTCTCCATGCTTTAGAAAAATAAGACACCCTTTTCTGACCGATACGGTAGTGTTTTTTCCTACCCCGTCCTTCAGCGATCAGTACATCATTTTGAGTGGCATACATTCCACACCACTTGATATCCTGTTGATGCAGATTGTACTTTGCTACACCACGGGCGATTTTTCTAATCATACTCATTTCTGTGTTCCTCCAAAGTTGAATCAAACCAATCACGAGTCAAAGTAAAAGCCTGTTTCTGATTGAAACCTACTTTCAAAAATGCTTCATATCGCCTATAAAATGATTTAGCTATCATTTCTTCAGGTTCTATTTCCAAATCATCTTCAAAATGAATTTCATGAAATCCTTTTTTGTCAATATAACCAATCTTTACATTAAATTCGCTATCGTAAGGCATAGTTCATTCTCCTATTTCATTAATTTTTTCAAGATACCATTGAGCTTTAGCAATATCTTCTTTACCGTTTTTTCTATTCGCTCTCCACAAATATTTGAAAGCGTTTAACTGACAGAAAATTTTCACAGCATCTTTACCATAAATTTCCTCCATAACATCAATACACTCGTATTTTTCACCTTTGTAATGTGATGGGTGATTTACATTATTCTGCTGTTCCATAAGCACCTATCATTTCTTCAAGATTTGCACAAAGAGCAACGCATTTATCTTCCGAAATCTCTGTGAAACCATTAGTTTTCATAGCAATCTTGTTGATAAAATCTTCTTGAGTTTCATCTAAATCTTTCAGCTTTTTGCAAAGAGACTTCAAATTTTTAATCTGTGTTTCGTTGGCAGCTACTTCAGCAGTTAACTCTTTCTTAGCTTCTTTACGTTCTTCAGGTGTTGCGGGAGCTTTCTTTTCTTTCTTTTTTGGTTTTGGAACAACTTCTTCTTCTTCCTCTTCTTCCATTCCACCAATGTTTGGATCTACCGCATCAGGTTCAGTGATATCTAAGGCCATCATATATAGATATCGTCTGATATAAGTAATCGACATACCAAGTAGTTGAAGATTATTGGTCACATTTTTACCCTCTTTCGAGACAATATGATCATTTTCTTTGTAAGGCATTGTGAAAGTAACACCCTGTTCTTCAAGATTATCAACGTTGTAAACTGTCATAGTTGCCACAGGAGAGACAATGTTATCTACTCCAAGCAAACCGACTTTTGCAAAAATTCTTAAAGCTGTTGGGACAATATCATCGAGTTCGTAATACTTAAACTCCATCTTGATATTCTTTCCCGATTTACTGACACCTTGATTCAGGAACATCAGCCTTGCTTTTGCCAATTTTTGCATGACATTTAATGAATCGTAATTTCCCATAAACTTAATCCTTTCTAATTTTCTAAAAGAGCTAAACTCTTTTTAACCAAACTATTTACTTTTCTTGTGTTCTTTTTAGGTGGTTTTATTCCTAAAAAATCCTTGATGTATTTCCACGCTAACTTGACATACCATTTCCGATCTACATCATCTACTGACAATTTATTACTGTTATCCACGATACAATGTGTAGGCAGCCCCGCTATTTTCGCTTCTAATCCGGTTTGAGCGTGAATTTTTACCAAAGTTCCCTTTGTTTTATCTTTTGTTGCATAAACACGGTTACAACGATGAGCTTGAACCAACCCCGCATTTGTATATTGATAGACTGCGGAATATTTACTGCTTGCTTTCGCAATAAGCTGAAAGTCAAAAATATCCTGACTATTCCAAACAGTCTTTTCAGGTTCAATGCCGTAGATAAAATACTGTTTAATTGCTGTGGCTACAATGGGAGCATTATTGTTTACATTAAAAGCTCCCGCTTGTGCCAAACCTCTTACAAGTTGACCTCCTTTCACTTTTGGTTGTCCTTCTACAGGTACTTCCACATAATTGTTCACATCCTTTTGGACGATCTTTTTGATGAAATCCTCTTCCAGTTCAAAACCTGTCCGGTCTTGCCATTCTTGAGTAATCTCCTGCCACTTAGGTTCATCTGTATTGTCAAAACTGACCATGATACCATCTGTGTTTAATTGAATAACCTTCAATGTTGGACATTCCGAAATAAGATGTTCAGTTAATTCCAGAAGGAACAATTGACCAGTGATACAAACTGACCTTCCCATGAGTGGATCATATAAATCATTGTATTGATTCAGCATTGCTCCGTAAGTCGTATTCAACACCAACTTCAAGGCGTTAGCTGTCCCTTTATCACCGGATTTCTTAGCTTCAACTCTCTTAGCGATAGTTTGAGCATACACTTCAGGAGAAGGGATGTTTCGGCTGCAATAACCCATCAATCTCATGATGTTCGGATAATAGCTTGCCACATCCTTATTCCTGATAGTTCTGGTTTCAGTAGCTTCTTCTACATAATTAGGAATAGCACCATGAATCCCGCCGAATCCAACAGTTACAGGACATTCCCCGATATTGAAATCCAACTTACTATTCCATAAATCTTCATCAGTAATAGATTCATCTTTGATACGGTTGAAAAAGCTAATTACTTCTTCAGGAATATATTGTTTCTTTAATTGAGAAGGATATTCATATTCTCTTTCGTCATCCCATTCCTTTCTTTCAGCTTTCAAATATTTAGAAGTTAACTTTGCATTGGTCATATAAAGACTTTCAGCTTCACTAAGACCACACTGTCTACCCAGGAATATCTTGTTTTCAAGATAATCTTTTCTCAAGTGAAACAATTTTTCTGTAGCATCAACATCAAACTTACAATATTTCTCAGTAAGCTCCCTTTCTTTATTAGTAAGAGGTCGGTCTATCAAGAAACTGATTTCCGTTTCTTCAATATCCATCCCAAGGTGACCTTCAATCGCTTTTAATGACAAACCTGCTTGCATATCGTCCATAAGGTCAAAGGAATCAAAATATACATTTTTATACCGATTCAGCCAATCAATTTCCCAACCGTTTTTACCTCCTATGATTTCATCATTCACTTTTTTGACTTCTTCAGGTGTAGATTCCACCAAAACTGATTTAAGAATGAAGTTGTCATAGTGTTTGTTATTGAAACCACAGATAAGAGGTTCTGATTCCATAAACCACTGCACTTGATAAGGATCATTCCAAATTACTTTGTATTCTCCGGTTTTTACAGATTTGAATACTACAAGCCAGTCATATTTGAAGACTTCAAAGTCAAAAATCCAGACATTATCAAGCATAAACAACCTCTTTATATTGTTCTCTTTGAAATTTGAAAAAGTCATCTTTATAGACGGAATATATCATTACGTTATTCGTCCACCTTTGAAGTCTTCTCAAAATAGCGGGAGCAGAAGGTTTGTTATATATCATCACATACGGATAACATTCACATTCCTGAATAGCTCTGACACGTTCCATATCTTCTTCAAAAGTAGTGTCAAAATTCGTAATCATGAAGACTTTACCGTTTCTCCAATTCCATTTACCTTTAATCTCTTTACAGGCTTCTACATATAATTTGAGTCCACGCTTTACAGTTTCCATTGATTTCATACTATCCATAGCAAAATGAGGTGTTTTCAATCTCATCTTAGCTAAAAGTTCTGCTTTCTCAAGTGTAATAAGCCTTGCATCAAGACCTTGATTCAACTCTATACTTGCTTTTGACTGTACTAATTGGTCTAACAATTCTTTCCATTCGCTGCAAGCTAACAAATTCGGATCTTGTAAAACTATATTCCCCTGCCCTTTCCAAAATTCATCTAAATTGGCAACATGAACGCTCTTTTGCCCTTCTTTAGCTTTCACGATACAAAATTCACAACCTCTCGGACATCCTCTGGTTAAAAATCCGTAACTGATCTGTTTTTTCATTGATTGCCCGTAACCTGTATATTCTGGATATAAGGAGTAGTCAGGATAGATATGTTCTGTTTTGAAAGGAAGTTTTTGATGCTTTTCTTCATAAAAGACTTCTTTTCCATTTACGAGTTCGATAGCATATCCTGTTCCCCCCCTCACTACTTGTTTCGCATTTTCAGGAGTAGGTAAATCTTTTGTATAAGCGTTAGAGAACACTTTTGCCATGAAAACTACGTCATACATCGGTTCTTCATGTCTATACCATTCCACTTCATAACCTTTTGACTTACACATAGATGAGATTTTCATCAATGCCAAGTTGGGATACCGATGACTATCTACATCAATCAAGCCAATCTTCATTACTTTCTTTTTCTCCTTTCGCTTATAAGGTTAGAAGACTTTTTGTCTTACAAGTTCTTTAAAGATATGCTCTAAGACCGGAACACAGATAGAATTACCCGCCATTTTGTATAGCTGCGTTTTACTGATTCCGTCTTTGATAAGGACATTTATGTCCCTATCATCAAAACCCATCAAACGAAAACATTCTTTTGGTGTCATTTTTCTTATCCTCATTCCGTCCTCTATCTTTATCTCTCGTCCCCCACCACTGACTACTAAGATTGCGGGAGAAATTCCATCCGGTGAATAAACCCTGTTCATTTGGTCATTACCGTAATGGTGTAAATCAGCACATTGTATTATTTCATTCATCATGATCTACCAAAACATTGTATGGCACTCCTTTATACATATTAGCTGTTATGCAGTTTGCTGTATCATTTTCCGTATCCTGATAGTGTTTAAAATCCCAATGATTTCTACCCCCCCTTACCTGCCTATCCATGTATTTCAAAGCATCCTGACTTAAATCATATTCCGAAGGAACATCTACTTCAAGATAATATCTCATACATTTTTCAAGAGGTACAGGTTCAGGAAAAAGAAAACCATTATCACGGTCATTCCTGATACTAACGATAAAGACCCTTTCCCTATTTTGAGGGATACCGTAATCTTTAGCGTTCAGAAGACTTACATAATTAGCATAACCAATATCCCATAAGTTAATTACAACCGTTTTGTAAACCGATTCCATTGATTTTGACAACAGGTTTTTGACATTTTCCGCAATAGCTACTTTTGGGTTGACCGCTTTAATGATTCGCAGCGCATCGTAAAATAAACCGCTTCTTGTCTTATTCCCTTCATTATCTATGAATCCTTTCTTTTGCCCCGCAATGCTGATATCCTGACAAGGAAAACCATAGGTTATCAAATCTATATCTTTCGGGAGTTTATTTTCATTGATTTCTCGTATATCTCCCAAATTCAGGCTTTCAGGGACATTATGAATCAGTGAATAAGCTCTGCTTGCATATTTATCAATCTCGCAATAACCTACTAATTCGTAAGGTATATTAAGATTAGTGAGTGCTTTCTCAAACGCACCTATCCCTGAAAATAGACTTAATAATCTAATCTTCATTGGTATTACCTTTTTCAAGAACATCAGCTATTTTAAGCATACATGAACTTGCAAACCCATTTATCTCAGTACCGTCCCATATAGGACATCCTTCACAATCTGGATTATTTGCACAGAACCTTAAAGCACTGATACAAGTTTCTGCATCAAGTGTTTTTACGATATCCCACTCTATATTTTTCTCAATGCACTCTTTACAACTAATAGATACACAATCATGGGTTTCACAAAGAAGTTTACAGTCGTGTTCATCATCTAATTCCCAAATAATCTCGGAAAGTTTATTTTTTTGCTGTTCTGTACAAGTAATTTTCATTTCTATCCTTTCTGTTCATTTTATAAAAATCAAGGTTTGAAGACTTATTTTGATACAAAATGTACCTAATCTTCAATCAAACAACCGCATTTCCGGTAATGAGTACAACGTGTCTTATATGCTTTCGCAAGATATTTGATTTTATAATCAACAAAATCGTAAACGATGGGTAGTTCCTTTCCTTCACACCTTCTTGCTACTCTCCCAACAGATTGGGTTATCACAGCATAATCTTTTTGAGGAGTAACCAAATAAAGTCTTTCCAAACGTGGAATATCTAAACCTTCTTTTGCCAGGGCATAAGTGGCAAATAAAAACCTTTTCTTACCAGTCCTCATATCCTCAATAGCTTGTTCCCTAACACTCTTTTTGGTTTTACCATCAATTACAACCGTCATCCCATACAAATACGGGGGTAATTCCTCACATAATTGATTTAAATGACTGATCCTGTCTGAAAGAATCAAGCTGCTATATTGCATGTTTTCATGAATAGTATTCGTAATAATGGTATTACGATATTCATTTTCACAAAGATAATTGATCATATTAGCATAATTGAGAGTACCATCAGAGTTTAAAAATCTCAATGAAATTTCAGTAGGACACCCAACAGGTCTGACTATTACTTGCATAATTCTATCTTTCACTGCATTGTCTGGTACTGTATAAACCACGTTTCCAAGATAGGAAAATGTAGCTTTAATCATTCCATCTGCTCTGTGAACTGTAGCTGAAAGTCCGTATTTATGCCTTGCTCTCAAAGCATTAAGAACTTTTGAGAACTGAGTTACAGCAGTAGGAGTACCTGAAACTCTGTGACATTCATCTACAATCACCACATCCCAAACGTCTTTATATTTATCAAGATCAAGTTTGCACATAGTTTGTATTGTAGCAAAAGTCATTGTCTCACCTATATTCACAAGACCTTCTGTAATTGTTCCCAACTTGTCAGGGTCAATATACTGCTCTGCTCTGTCTTTACTCTGCTTCAACAAATCTCTTGTATGAGTCAACCATAAAGTTTTCTCTGAAAATTTAGTAGCAAGAGCTATTCCCATTTGCGTTTTACCACTTCCCGCAGGAGATTGCAATATTCCATAATGGTTATGATACATTTCTTCTACCGCTTTTTTCTGATCATCATAAAGCGGAACATCACCTCCAAAATCTACCTTTTCAAAATCTTTAAAAGTCTGAACAGTATCTAATGTCAAATACGGCATCAGACTTCTTAAACAGCCGAATGGTACAATCAGTGTATTCCCGTCAATCTCATAAAGATAGAGTTTTTTAGGAGTATTTCCTGTCCAAAACCCCATACGCTGTTTCTTTTCAAAATCAGGATTGTTAAATTCAAGGTTATCTCTAACCCAATTGATAACTTCCTGAGTAGGGTTTGTAATCCTTAATTGTGATCCGATTTCAGTTTTCATTTGAAAGAATCTCAAGAATAATATAGAGTATGTATATTGCTATAAGCACATATATAGGTATAAACACCAACCACCATGATATATTTATGACTTTACAAAGTTTTAGAATAATTAGAGCTAACTGCAAACCGCTCCAAAAAAAAAGTCTGCGCATTTCTTATTTCTAACCTTTCTCAAATCATTTGATTTATCCAATCAATCCAATCCTCAAATGTATCAAGGCATTCGATATCCTGTTTTTTAAGTTTTCCTTCGCCTTGACACAATAGTATTGCTGTGAATGAAATCATATAAATATCACCGTTTGACATTTTCAAAGCGAAATAACTTAAAAGATTTCCACATTTATCAAACAAAGTCATTGCGGTTTCCTGATTAGGTTCGATGCGTGAAAAAGAAAACTCATCATTCTCACAAACTTTGCAGTCAATCAAAATAACAGTGTTATTCTTAGCTGCAATAACATCAGCGGGTTGACCTTCACTACGGGATGCTATGTTATGTGCCCAAAATCCTTTTTCAGATAATTTCTGGCATAATTCCCTTTCAAATTTATGACCGTTTGTACTGTTTACCATATTTTCTTTCATACCAGATTTCAAACTCCTTTTCATGCTCTTCATCTTCAAAATACTTACTGACTTTACTCATAAGAGCAGTCAATACCAAAGGTTTTTCTTCTAAGAGTTTGGAAAACATTTTTCGTAATAACATAATATATCATTTGCAGTAGATACAATCGCTTCAGCTTTTTCACCTTTACGTGTACCCGAAAGAATGGCCGAAAAATCACTTTTATTCGTTTCAAGACCACGTAAAGAAAGCTGATGAATCAACCATGTAAAGGTTAAACGGTAGATTGCAACTTTTATTCGAATTTTGTCACGTTCACTCATACTTATTACCTCCTTTCTAATAAATTCCATGAATGAAAGAGGTAGTCAGAACGATCCAAAACAATAATGCGAAAGGACTTAATATAAAAAGTTGAAAAATTAAAGGAAGTTCTTTTTCCTTTTCTTCTTTTTTAGGTTTATAGTTCAAATCAATCATGACTACCTCCTCAAAAGAGAACAACAATAGTTATTGACAAAATAAACTTCATACCTTATAATTGAATTGGGATACATTATAGGTTTGAATACTTTACAGAATAGAAGAAATCTCTGTGAAGTCTGTTATTTATTGTCATGAACAACAAATGTTGTTCTTTATTGTTGATTAGTATAATACCCAATTTAGGGATTGTCAAGGGTTTTTTGAAAACTAATTTAGGGATTTTATGACATTTTCTGCAAGATTAAATAACCTAATGGAGAAAAACAATCTTACCTGGAAGGAATTAAGCACTAATTTAGGGATTGGTAAAAATCAAAATATCTATTGGCAAACTCATAATACTCTTCCTGACGGTAAAACTCTATGTAAATTAGCAACTTATTTTAATGTTTCTACCGATTATCTATTAGGATTGTCTGACTCAGAACTATTTGACCTCTCAGAGGATGAAAAAGAACTTATCTCTTTATTCAGATGTTTCAATAGTAAAGAGAAATTTGAAACTATTCATTTTTGTATGAATTTGAAAGAAAAAGGTGAGTCTTATGTATGAAGAAATCAAAACCGCTGCCTTATATGCTCGTTATTCCTCTCAGAATCAAACTGAACAAAGTATTGAGGGTCAAATTAGAGTTTGTAAAGAATTTGCTGATAAATACAAAATTCAAATTGTTGGTATATATGCCGATAGAGCCACTTCAGCATCAAAAGACTTAGAAAAAAGAACTGAGTTCCTCAGAATGATCAGAGAATCTGAAAAACATTCTTTTGATGCAGTCATTGTCTACAAACTGGATAGATTCAGCCGTACCCGTTATGATATGGCTACTTTTAAATACAGATTAAAAAAGAACGGAGTACAACTTATTTCAGCTACCGAAAATATCTCAACTAACCCAGAAGGTATTATTTTAGAATCAGTATTGGAAGGAATGGCTGAATATTACTCAGCAGAATTATCACAAAAAATAAACAGAGGACTTAGAGAGTCAGCATATAAACATAATGTTGTAGGCGGTCATGTCCCTTTAGGTTATAAATTGGTCAATAAGAAAATGGTTATAGATGAAACTACTGCACCTATAGTCCAAGAAGCATTTTTACGATACGCCAACGGTGAAAGAGTAGCTGCTATTTGCAGAGATTTTAATGCAAGAGGGTTAAGAACATCAAAAAATACAAAATTCGGTAAATCCTCTTTTGTAAAAATGTTTCGCAATGAACGGTATATAGGTGTTTATCAATATAAAGATTACAGAGCCGAAGACGCAGTTCCCAGAATTATTTCAAACGAAGTGTGGGAAAAAGTGCAATTAAGAAATAAAGAACAAAAACTATCAGCCCCTTACAGCACCAAACATATTTATGCTCTAACAGGTAAATTATTCTGCGGTCATTGCGGTAATAAAATGCACGGTAATTCCAACTCCCAGGGTTATGTTTATTACGAATGTTGGGGTAAAAAGAATCTATCAAACGAATGTACAAAGAAAAACCTCAGAAGGGATTTCATAGAAAATATTGTAGCTAATGATGCTTATCAATTATTGACTGATGAGAATATTGAAATGATAGCTGAAAAAGCTGTTGATCTGAACAATCAAGATATTCAATCAGTTACTAATATTCCCTCTATCAAGACAAGACTTGATGAAATCAATAAAACATTAGATAACCTCACTAAAGCAATTGAAACAGGTCAAGTTCCAGAAACTTTAGTAAAACGAATGGTAGAACTGGAACAGGAAAGACGAGAGCTGCAAACTGCTCTTAGAAATGAAGAAAAAGATGTTATCTATCTTGATAAATATCATGTAATGTATTGGTTGGAACAATTTAAAAACGGAGATATTCAAGACCCTGAATATAGAAAACTTATTATTGACTTGTTTGTAAACTCTGTGACTGTTTGGGATGAACCTGATGACAGTTTCAGAATTACGATTGCTTATAATCTCACCGATATGAAATCAAAAACGTATAACATAGGGCAAAAAACAACAGTCGGATTTGACTTCAAAACTGGTGGTTTGAAGACCAAATCCGATGTTTTCTTGATTCATACCATTTTTGATTTTTACGAATCAGCACTCTACCGGAAAAACGGACACCATCATGCCACATTTTTTAAGAGAATCTGCCAAAGCCAAAGCTGATTGTTTATCAAGATTAATCATTGCCATGATGCCGTACATTTCAGGAACAGTAGGTGTAACCGCTAATGAATTTGTATCATGATATCTATGATAATACTGCTGACTCCATTCGGCTCTTGCGTTTTGAACTGCTGTTCCGCTATCTAAGGGTTTCTCAAATTCAAAAAGAACGAGATTACTTGCTTCTTTAACAGATTTACAGTTATTGAGTTTATCCCACAAGCCAAACTCTTTCAATTCATCTACGAGATATTCTAACTGTATGTTCAAATCTGCAATGGATTTATTACGCATTTTAGCTAAACGGAGCAATCCGTCTTTTCTACTCCAAAATGTCCACTGAGCCAACCCATACCCCGCCTGGTCATAAACGAAATTGTTATAAGTTCCGTTATCAACAGCCTGAGTATATTGATAATCACTCATACCAAGACTTGCTTCGTAATTAGTTTGAAGATTATTAGGCTGCAAACCACTTTCAGCATAGAGATTACCCATAACACCCGCAATCCCATAATCCGACAAGCCTTGTGATTTCAGATAATTCCAAATAGTAGCTTCATTACTATTCATGATTACATTCCTTCCGGTTTTGGTTCTTCATAGGTCATGGCTAATTTACTGTCATTAAACCCTGCCGTTGTTGGGTCATTCACTACCCCAACAATACTTAGAACAGCAAAAACAGCATTAACAACAGCAAGCAGTTTATTCCCTAATTCTCCTAAGTCAAGTGAAAAGTTAAAAACACTTGCAATCACCTGAATGAGAAGAAGTACAGCGGGAATAAGAGCCAACCAAAAATTCTTATTCCTGATACGAACTTTCCAATTAATCATTTTGACCTCCTTCTATACCTTCTATTCTGTCAAGTCTTCTATGCGCCTGTTTTGTAGATTGTTCCACTTTTACTAATCGTTCACGTAATGTTTCTACATCAGTACGAATAGATTTCATATCAGACTTGATTTCGTTTACCCCATCAGCTATATTTTCAAGTTTTACAATAAGTGTTGCTGTCTGACTTGCTGATTCCCTATCGTTAAGATAGTTTTTATTCCTGATATTACTGACAGCTACAATTATTGCTACAATCAGAGAACAAGCCGAAAACAAAATTGATATATCGACTTGCATTTAAACCTCCTTATATAGCTTTTGCAGATTCTCAAAAATAAGCATATGTTCTGAATAAGCATCCATAATTGCTTTCATCATAGCACTGTATTCAGCATCAGTAACAGTTTCAGGTTTTTCGGTTTCTTGAAAACTTCTATAAAGATAGTTTGCATGTTTCAGTTCATCCTTTGCAAGATTGTAAAACATCCAACCGCATTTATGTTTTTTATGCTCAACAGCCTTACGCATATAAGCTACAGCATCTTTTAATTCATCCAAAATTCGTTCTTTATAATATTCAAGCATATTTCCTCCTTATATTAAAAAGGGTGTCGCAAAATACGACACCCAAACAAAGGTGTAAAAAGAATTAAGCTGCTGCAACAGGAGGGTTAGCAACCCATCTGCCAAGCTGAGCAAGAATATCCTGTGTCTGTCGATTATTGCTGATTTCAGTCTGCTGTGCGACAATCTTAGCCTGTGCTTCGGCCAGTTTATCTTGCAACATCTGAGTTTTGATCTCACAGCAACAAGAAGCCATCTTTGCATCCAAGGCATCCATCTTAGAACCAAGCTGAGCAGTTTGATTCTGCATACTCAGCAAAATATTATTAAATCCCTGTATAACATTAATCAAATTAGTGTTATTCTGATTCTGCATAAACATATTCTGATCGGAAATCAACCGTGCAGTTTCGTAGTTGTTATTTGCAGTTGCCAGACCAAGGGCATTAAGCTCATTAAGGATAGACTGATTGTTTACTGTTGCCACAACATCCGTCTGAGTCGCCGGAGGTGGATAAGGCATAGGCATTGGCATAACACCTCCTCGATTACCGCCGAAGAAATTACCATTTCCGTTCATCATAAATAGAAGAACAAAGAACCATAGCAGATTACTTGCATTAAATTCCATGATGTTTTAATCCCTTTCATTATAAAATTTCTAAAATCTGGCCATGATTTTATTTATACTGATTGATAAGATTACCAATAAAAGAGTCAATCTGTTGACTCATAGCTTGCTGACCTTGTGAGGCAAGTTGATTCATTACAACTTGCCGTGGGTCACCACCACATTCGAGAACCTTTTTATAGGCATCTTGCGCACCTGGAATACCGTTAAGAATCTGATTAAAAACTCCCTGTTTATCAGGTGCTTGCATAATTTGAGGAATAATTCTATTTGCTACTGCTTGAAGATTTTGCATTATTCCCGCTTGTCCCTGTTGAGGTTGAGAGGGCGGTAAAGGATTGCTTGATAGAATTGAACCCATCTTTAATCTCCTTTCTCAAATCATTTAATTCTTCTTTTGTGACATATTCATCAGGATTTAACTTTTTCTTAGGAATAGCTTTAAGCTCATATCTTTCGCAAACTCTGTTGCCTAAAGAATCACGTTGCTTCATATAACATTCATTGATTTCGGGATTTTTATTAATAGCAATAATTTCACAATCCACTGGAATTTCCATATCCTCAAATTCTTCGAAACTATTGACCCTAATCACTCGATGACCACTATACAAATCAGAACCGAAAGCATTTAGAATATTCATAACTCATCCTTTTAAAGAAAAAATGGAGTCATAGATTTCTACAACTCCATTGAGCGACCATACCTTTAGTATGTTTTTATTTTATCATGATTTTAATGTTTAATAAAGAATTATTACTAATTTTATTATATCTCTTCACAACAAATACTCCAATGCCGTAGATAGTACGTGTGTTACAGCCTGTTTAACATCTTCGTCTTCCAGTACGTCTTTTGAGACAATAGATGACTCACCAATCACTAACACTGATAATGATTGAGCATAATGATCTAAGTTATGAATAGCAAATTTAATAAAATTGTCAGTTTGCTCACGTAAAGTTTCATCTTCTATTGATTCAGTTCCGTTTGTAGCCCAATAATTAACCCAATCGGTCAATGCAATTTTGCATTGCGCCTGAAAAATCTCAGATGATAAAAGTGAATTTCGTCCATTATAATTCATACTTCCTCCTATAGCATAAACATTGTACTAAAGTACATCGTCAACCCTGTTCCCCAGCTACTCAGCGATGCTGGTTTAAAAAACTTCAAATTTCCGTTCGTTTGGATCATCAGCAATGCAGCCTCTGCCCCCGCCGTGTTCGGTGAGGAAACCGTCACATACATCTCTTTTGACGGGCGGTATCCTGACGGTAACGTCCCGATCACTACACCTGCACTCGAACTCAGTGCTGTAGAAAGTTTCGCCCCGCTCGATACAATTTGCATAAATGCACCGATCCTCCGGTAAAAGATCGTCCCCGTAAATCCCGATGCCGGCACCGTCTGCCACCCTGAATCATCCCCGCCTGTTCCACCTCTTGCAGTGGGTAACGTACCGGAAGTAATATTATCGGCAGAGTGGTTATGTGAAGACGCTGCTGCACCAAGTGCCGTTCTGGCATTGGCGGCAGAAATCGCCATTAATTTATAATCATTCCATACGGCGAACCATGAAGCCGATGTCACACCAGAACCTGAATACTGAAGTTCAATCATCTTTGATGAATTACCTGCATCTTGTACTTTAGATACAGATCCGCTGAAATTCCCGTTTGTATCCAAGTAATAATTTGACACAGTATTATTGTTGCTGTCGATATTAGCTTTTGTGCCGAAAGTAAAACAGAGTTTATCGTCATTGTAATTTCCGATTGCCCAACCACCGCCAGTGTTTGTCTGAATACTTACTACCGGAATATAATGGTTACTATTAAGGCTGTCTTTTTTGACATGCAAAGCTGAAATAGTGCCTTTCGGACCAGCAATCCAACTTCCACCAGTTCCCGGACTGGATTCAATGGGTTTATCAACGCTGAAATTACTCCCATTCCATCTCAATATCCCCGCAGCAGTACCATTTTTCTTAACGAACTTAATTCCCGTGTCGGCGTTCAGCCCTTGAATACCGATGCATCCCCCCTGATTGACATCGCCCATTTGCGCATCATCGCCGATCTTGTTCCATGTGTTGTTGGCAAGGTTCAGCGCACCGCTCATTGTATCACCGGAGACGTTCACATAAGAGCCATCATGGTTATGGTTCGATGGGGCTGCACCAAGATTTGTAAGCGCATCTGTTGCACTTGTTGCATTTGTACCGCCATTACTAATCGGAATCACTGAGTTTGCCGAATACATCTCTAACCAAGTACCATTCCATCCACTGCTGTTTCCAGAACGACGATAGATTTTTCCACCTGCCTGTGTAAACCACAGTTGGTTAACATCACCACCACGGCACATGTTGACCAGAAACCCGTAATTACTCGGTTTATCTATCAGTTGGTCAGCATTACCATAAAAGCATACGCAATCACCGACAGTCGCCCAATTCGCTGTCGTATCATCGGCAATGGTAGTGATCTTGTTCGCGCTGTTGTCCAGTAAATATGTATGTGTATGATCTAATGCGGCAGCACCGAGAGCTGTTCTTGCATCAGCTGCATTTTTTGCTCCCGTCCCGCCTTGCGCAATCGTAACAGGTGTTTTTGACGTCAAGAAATAGAAAACCCGGTTATTTTCACTGTCATTGTCGTATCCCGGGAAATAGAAGTTGTCATATTGAGATCCTTTCTCAGAATCCGAAAACTGCATATACAGGTTTTTATTTGCATTCAGCCCGAACTTCACTAATCCAGTGTTTCTGCTAAAATTCAAAGCTCCTGTCATCGTATCACCGGATTTTTGTACATAATTGCTATGACCATGCCCCGCATCGGACTTCCCGGCAAGCAGCACATCCGTTTGATTTTTCGTATAATACTGCGATAAATCAATCCTTGCTCCACCGAATTTCTCCCATGCGTTATTGATATAGATCCACTCGTTATACATATCATCTCCCGATCCATCAGGCACGAGATAAAATGTATTTTCAGTAGGATTTTGTATTGTAGGGATCAATGTATCAGGATCATATTCAGAACTTGAGCAGATGTGAATAGCAAAATTATTAATAGCATCTATCTGATCCTGTAAATCGTCAACAAGAGTATCAACTTCAGTTTCGGTATAATACCGATTGTCATGAACATGAATATTGTCACTCTTAGCACTCAGCAAAGTATCAACTTCTGTTTTGGTGTAACTATCAGAAACATTTCTCTTATCATTTAATAAAGCATCTACTTCAGTTTCGGTATAATACCTGTCATCATGGTCATGACCAGTATCAGATTTTGCATTTAGTAAAGCAAGCATTTCCTGTTTGGTATGATACCTATCATCATGGTCATGACCTGTATTAGATTTTCCGTCCAACGCAGATTTCACACCACCGGATTTTACAGGATTATCGGAATTAGCAGTAGGTGCATCATCAAAAGTCAAAACATCCTGTTTATCATCCAAAGCATCTTGTAAATCAGTGACAGTTACATAATTGCTCATATCAATCTGGCTGCTACCAAAAATCTCCCAACGGTTATTGATATAAATCCACTCAGTAAAAACGTCAGAACCTGTACCGGATGGAACTAAATAAAATGTTTCAGTATCAGGATTTTGAATCGTAGGAACTAAGGTGTCAGGATCATACTCACCGCTTTGGCATACATGAATAGCAAAAACCTTCAGGTTATCAATACGAGCATTGATCAAATCTAAAGCTGCTTTGATCCCACCTGACTTTACAGGATTGTCAGAATTTTCGGTAGGCGCATTATCAAAACTAAGCACATTCTGTTTCAGAGCCAATAACGCATCACTCTCAGCTTCTGTGTAGAAAAACTCACCCGCCATGATACGGTTGACAAGGTCATTATTAGTATTCAAATCATTAGCAAGCACCTTCGCATCTTGAACGTTAGTGTACTCAGTAACATCCAAAAAAGAAACAGTACCATCCTGATTTTGAATAAGCTGATATTTTCTCAGCCCATTCCATGCTATGTTTCTGTAGTTAGTTTTTAATGTCATGATAAACCACCGTCCCATCCATCTTCATCAGGAAATGATTCTGCTACTTCGTTAAAAAATGTATATAAATTAGCCATTCGATTTTCTATAGTATTTAAATTATCTTCACTAAAAAATCTGGTGTTGCCTAACGTATTACTGTTACTAATAGCTACTTTACTTATATTTGATGATGAATATCTATATGCTGTAAAAGGACGAGTAATATACCGTAAAGCTGAGTTTCTCCACTCATATTCAAGAGGATCTGTGTAAATAGTATGGGCAATACTATCAGATGTAAACCAACCTTTATAACGGATCAATTCTGAACTTGAAGAAACGTGTTGCGAATTTATATTTATAACTGTCCAACTTCCGTTTTCATGCTCAGTGTGTTGTAATGGATATTTGTTTCCTAAAGTAGTCCAACCGTGTTGTACTAATATGGATAATTTAAAAAGCGTCTGAATATTTTGAGCAAACATATAAGTGAGGTCAGAAGTATTGTTATATATATACATAGTATTAAATGATATATTCCATTGTGAATGATAATAATTACCACCGTAGGATTCTCTTAATGCAAAGAAATTTATTTCATCAGGATAAGAAGGTTCAGCTAATTCTTTTAAATAAGTAAGATTATTAACAAACCTTTCAGCATCTTCATCTTGATAATAATCACCATACCGCCAATTAGTTTTAGGTGTGATCCATTGTGTCATCTATCATCCCTCCTTTACTTTTAATGTTTTTACATTACCTGAAAAACCACCATCAAAATTCAATTCCATTTCAGTAACTAAAACCTTAATTTTTTTTCTGTCCCAATGCTCTTGCAAAATAGTATCATTCACATCTAATTCGGGATTTCCTCTTGTTTCATACTCATAAGTACCCTTCACATCATAGTATTCAGTCAAATAATCCGCAAGATTTTGTGCCATAGATAATGTATTTATCAAAGGATTTTCCCATCTGACAATATCACCTGTCTCATTCAATTGTTTAGTATATGTTTGTACAATCTGATTATATTTTTTTCCGTAGATTATTAATGTTTTAGTTCCGGTTGTGGAAAATTTAAATTTTATGTAATGACAATCATATCCGGTAATAGTAGCTGTTCCAGAACTGACACTAAGACGATAATCGGAACACGGTTCATTTACATAAACTGTATATTCATCGTTTGTATTAGTTATATAGTAATCTTGCTCCGCAATCTTTTGTTCTGTTGTATCTAACTCGTAAGAATAATAAGGTACAATGATTTCTTTTATAGTTGTGAGTTTCTTAAACAGAGGTGTTGTTATCATATCTGCTTGTGTTAACTGATAACTATCTAAAGATTGACTCAATTCCAAATAACTTATATAAATGCGAGTTTGCGGTTTTTCGGTTTTAATAAAAGTTATTAAGATTTTATTCATAACCGTTTGAGAAAAATCAACTATAACTGTTTTCTCATGATTGTCGCTAACATTTATGGTTTCCAATAATGAATCATCAAAATAAGAATTTACAGTAAATTGTTCACAAGTTTGTGCTCCAAAAACTAACTTTATTTTTCCAATAGGAACGTAATCAGATAATATTATAGTTATGGTTGGATTAGGGACAGAAACTTCAGCAAGGGATAAAGTATGTTCTAAAACTGCTAAATTGTTATTTAAAGGTTCTTCCGGTACATTCATATCCGCTTGCATCCCAATAAAATATCCGGTGCTTAACGATCTTCGGGAAGAAACGTAACCCACATTCTTATAAGGTGAGCCTGTAAAATAAATATTGGAATCACCGATTTTAATTAACTCCGTTTCCAATAAAGCATAAACAGGTCTTACACCATCATCATTTCTGATAGTATCTAACTTCCCAAAAGTATCTCCATTACTTGATAAGTTATAGGTAAAACTATCACCTATTTTAACCCCTCCATTACGAGTCAATAATAACTTTTTTCCCGCTGCGTTAGCTATGATTTGCAAACCTTCACGACAATCAACGATAGGCAGTGGATTTTTAGTACTTATGTTTTGTAAAGAACTGTCTATAACATAATTTTCAATACCCATTTCATTTAAAATTTTTACAGCAAGAGCGTATAAGGTGATTTCTGTAGTTGAGCCTAAATAATACTTCGTATTATTATTCTGTAAAATATCTCTTGCTTCTATAGTAGCAGTCTCTCTATCAGCACTCCACGTACTGCAATATAACTTACCACCACGTATCCACTCGATTTCACCTTCCACTTCGTAACCGTAATAAACTTCTAATTCCGATGAGGTGTCTAATAGAGATAAATCGGAATTACCATTATCCAAATCAAACCTGTGATTTTCATTAATCAACTTTAATGTAAAATTAATTTGTGGTAAATTCTCATTAATCGGACTCATAGAATATTTCATGGAAGAATCTTTTACAATATCGTTCTCGTAAAGAAAACCTCGACCAAAAGATATCGAGTAAATACGTAGTCTATTATCCTGATAAAGCATATTGACAACATGAATGGTTAGAGAACTAATATTATTAAATTGATTCTCTATTGTCACTTTCGATTCAGTATTGTTCCTAAACTCGTAAGTATTGCCATTATTATCAATCAAATCAAAATCAACAGGATAATAATCACCAAAATTAATAATTATCTTATCAAAAGTAATCATTTCGTCAAATGATATTACAGCATCGGCATTACCTGTAGAACCCAACTGAGAACTGATAAAACATTTATCTAACATTTGACTCTTATCATTTGGAAGAAACAATATATCTGCATCTCCTACCTTAATCATATTTTCTTCCAAAAAAGCATATTTTACATTCTGCGTACCATCTCTAAAAATCATAGATGTATCTGAATAAGGATGTTGTGAACCAATGATTCTTGCATTAGCTTGAGCTGCAATGTTAACAATACCAACAACAACACGAATATATCCTCTATCACGCAAAGGCTGTAACATACTCTCTTTGTAAGCTGCTGATACATTCTGCATATCATTCTCCGGTGTCAATAAAATTAACTTTGCAATTCATGTAATGAGTAGGATTACCGTATGCATCTACCCAATAAGGTTCAGCCGTTCTATCACCACAATACATTTTTACAGTAAGTGGAAGTCCGGTCACAGGATTCGGGAACGTCACATAAAAATAAAAATCACTAATTAAAGTTAATATGTTATGCCATTCTTCCGCAGTCAACCAAGGCCATTCCAAACCATCAAGTTTATATTGATCTCTGCCTATTCTCTGACCAACTACAACACCATTTGCATTACGTCCCGCATTTACAATAGTGGTAACTATAGGATGTACTCCCCTTTTAGGATAAGGTAAATCTACTCCGTTGACTTTTATATAACTCATAATTACCTCGTAAATCTATATCCATCAGCTTTACTCTGACTGTCATAAGCATTTTTAATATCTCTCTGCCCGATTTTGACAATAGGTCTTTCATCTTTATCAGCCTGTCGTTTTGTATCAGCAGAAATTTCAGTCATAACAGGCTCAAGGTAAGACTGATAAAATCTCGCTAATGCCTGTTCAAAAGAAACACCTTCACTATCATCACCGTTGATTCTGTCGTTTACTTTATCAGCTACCTGATCCATCCATCCAGTATAAGAGTCAAGAGGAAGAATTGCTTCTCGTCCCGCTTCACCAAATAGATGTGTTTGCCCTTTATAGTTAGTCAATGTAGGTTTATTGATAATAGAGCCTGTAGCATGAGGAATAATCCCACCCGTAGCGTGAGGAATAATCCCACCCATGGCATTTGCTGAAATTGTAACACCTGACAAACCGGAAAAATCAGGGATACTACCACTAACACTAATCGTAATGGTTACATCTATAGATGTAGGTACACTTGCTAATGCTGAAGCTACACTATTTATTTCAGATATTGCATCGGCAGCATTTGTGTTAAATTTTATATCTATACTTTTTCGAATCCCATCTAAAGCATTATTCAATTTTTCTATAGTTCTAATTATCTCGTTTATTTTTTTGTTTATGATAGAAGCAGTTAAAGCAGTAGCTAAAGCAGTTATTATAGAATTTCCTATATTAGATACTGTTTGGATAGTAGAACTTAAAACATTAGAAATTGTTGTGACTATCTGGTTGGTAGCACTGCTGACCGTCCCAATACCAGAACTGATGGCATTGGCTATCGCTGTGACTATCTGGTTGGTAGCACTGCTGACCGTCCCAATAC